CTATACAGAATACTAACATCGTGAAGACTGTTATAAGAATAATAGTTTGGAGATTGCTGGATGTATCCTATACAGAATACTAACATCGTGAAGACTGTTATAAGAATAATAGTTTGGAGATTGCTGGGTGTATCCTATACAGAATACTAACATCGTGAAGACTGTTATAAGAATAATAGTTTGGAGATTGCTGGGTGTATCCTATACAGAATACTAAAGTATATATATATATTATATAATGTTTATATGATTATATAGGTAAGAGGACACTATCAATTTTTATTTTTTAATACCAAGATTTTAATATTATTAATTGCATTTTCATAAAGAGTATTAATATCAATATTAAAGATTGGTTCATTAACTATTTTAAAATATTCTTCTTTGCTCATATTAACCATTTTGTCTATAATGGCATTTATAGAACTCTCTGTAGTATCTTCAAGAATTAGAAAGCGTCTGGTATTAAAATATTTAGATATATGCTGAGACCCCCAGTAAATAGGAATTGTTCCGGCACGAAGTCCGTTAATGAGTTTCTCTGTAATATAATGCCCAATTTTTGTATTTTCCATAGTTATTACAAATTTTGTATTTTTATAAAAGTTTAAAAGATTGTCAGATGCAAAATTACCCTCTACTTTTCTTCCTATATTATTCTTATAACTACCACCATATAATATAGGAAGTTTTTGCTCTAATTTATCTAAGAAAGCAGTGCGCTCATTTAAGCTACCATTGGATATTACTGCAGCTGTATAACTATTAGTTACTGTTTTGGTAGGCGTAAAAGTCATATCAGGGAACGACTTGATATATACCATAAAGAAGGGGAACTCTACGAAATTGTTAATAGTAGGATTAAATCCTAAAATACAAGTATATAACGAAAGGTTATTATTCATACACTTGGCATAATATGATTCGCCAGTAAATAAAAAGGACGCCCTCCAGTTCTTATGATTAATATAGGATGTATTTGTAAATATTGATTCCATTAATATATCCGCATCATCTATATTATAAGAGACCTCTATGTCTTCATTAAATACATCAAGCAATAATTTAAGAAAAAACTCTATATGTATAGGGTCAGTTTTATCAAAAAACCCCTGCCAAAACCCATTGAAGAATGCTTTCATATTTGTAATAATATTATTATAATATCTTTATATATCTATATATCTATATATCTATATATCTATATATCTATATATCTATATATCTATATATCTAATACATTATATATACATTTTTTTAATTATATTAATAACCCTATTTCTTTTCTTTTCACTAATTTTTTTCCAATCTTTTAAAGTAATATTCTTAAATATTAAACTAATATTTAGATTACCACCAAGTAATCCTTTGTTTTTTATAATTATATCATCTTTTTTAAATGGTTCAATATTAATATCCAGGCAAGTATTATCAACATATTTAATTTTCCTAATTCCTCCTATTAAATACTCTAATATATTTATATCCAAAATAACATTCAAATCAATCCTAAGTGTTTCATTATTGTTATTAATTATATTATGCGTATAATTAACTGTATGTATATCGTAGCTCTCACCCTCACCCTCACCCTCACCCTCGCCATCGCCCTCACCCTCGCCATCATCTTCAATAATCATATTGATAATAATTTCGTGCTCTATGCTATCGTCGTCAATATACTGGCGAGTTAAACACGGGTAATCACTTTTGCAGCAAATAGTTATATATACAGGTTCTTTGATATTTTTTAGCAAGATACGAAGTTTTCGTTTGGTAAAACTGCATAAATCATAGTAGGTTATTGGTAAGTTTATATTGTGCTTTATTATTTTAAGAGATGGATTATAATGATTTTTATTTTTAAACCCCTTGTTAAAGAAATAGCTCGCGACATCTATAAAGGTGTTCTTAATAACCTCTTTGTCCTTAAATATACCGTCATAAGTATTCTTCCAAAAATTCAAATCAAAACTATTATATATTTCATAATCATCTGCCATATTGTCAAAGTTATAATCCGTTTTTCTATAATTTAATTTCCCATAATTATCAAAATCTTCAACAGCCTTTTTATACCCGATGCTCGCCTTTTTAAAGCGTTCAATCTTAATAGCCTTCTCATCTTCATTGGTAATATTTAATAGTTTATCAGGATGACATTCTAATGCTATCTTCTTATATATACTCTTAATATCTTCCCTCGTATATTTTTCAATATTTTCAATATTCAAATTAAGCGCTTCTATATACATTCATATAATTTACATATTATATTAAGATAATATAATCTTTATATTAAGATAATATAATATAATCTTTGTATTTTTAGGAGCAAAAGAGTAATATAAAGATTATAATACATTACTTACATAATACATATATTTCAACTTTCCAATCTGTATATGATTAAAACAAATTGGGATAAGTTAGAGGATGTCTTTCCTGCTATTATAGATAATAATAGGAGATATAAGCTAATATTAAAAAATATATTGTTATCATCTAATAACAAATTACTGTATACGCCGATTGGTTTTCCAATAGATAGTTATCTAAACACATTATTGATAAGGCTATTTAATATAACAGCGCCTTTTAATAAGAGTGAGCATATATGGGAGAAAAGTATAATATATGTTGAAAACCAGCATTATATAGATATAGACCTTATGAACCCTGAGAATATTAAAAATATTGAAAAAATAACTTCATTCTTGCTTCATATTATAAGCTCTAAAAATGTTAAAATGAAAAAGCATTATATTGTAATAAAACACATAGACCTGCTATCGTCAATATTTTGCGATTTTAGGATTATTTTAGAAAAATACTCGCATAATGTGGTATTCATTTGCACCACGCATTATATTACAAAACTTGAAACGCCTATAAGGAGTCGCTTCAGCACTTTTAGAATCCCCTTATTTACCTTTGAAGAAATACAAGATATATTTAGTAATTATTTAAATATATCTATGAACGATTATTTATTAGAAACAAAACCGCGAAACATCATTAAAGCAATATTTATAGCAGAAATAGAAAGACATCCATTAGCCGACGAAGTATTGACAAAAGAATTTGTAGAATTTAATTTTCCGCCATTTGTAGATTTTATTAAAGACTACAATAAAAATAAAAATAATTTAGATGATATCCGTGGCCTATCCTATAAATGCTGTCAATATAATATATCAATATTACAAATTACCCAAGATTTTGTTAAGCTTGTTGACTTTGGAAGATATTATATTAATATTAAGAGAGATGCGTTGATAGCGAATGCTGCGAATGCCACTAATATTGATATTATAAAAAATGAATTAAAATGTGAAATAATAAAAATAGGGACTGCTATAGATTATTTGCTATCGCAAACAAATAAATGCAAAGAACCCCTATATATTGAGAACTTACTTTGTCAATTTCTAATCTAATCAATGCTAATCAGCAGGCTCGTCTATAACATCATTTAATTTATTTTTATTTGTTCCATACATTGATAAATATTTATCTTTAATTATAATGTCTTCCTTGTTAAAACTAAAATTATTATAAATAATATTTGATGCAATGAACTTATCGCATTCATATTTTTTGTCATATATAATAGACCAGTAGATTGCTTTAATATATTTTAGATATTTTTCAAGACATGTATTATATAACTGAGCGCCGCCAATAATAAAGCAACTCTCAATAATAGCTTCGTTATTTACATATATCAATGCATCATCCAAAGTTTTAAATACTTGCACATCTTGCATCCCTTCAATTTCTTTCTTGATTTTATCATAATCATTTAGCGAAATAATTATATTTATCCTGTCTTTTAATGGTGCTTTTGGTAGAGAATACCAAGTATTTTTCCCCATTATAATACAATTCTTAGTATCTTTGTAAAAACAACTAAGAGTTATATTCCTGAAATATTTCATTTCTTCTGGAATATTCCAGCATAACTTATTATCAAATCCTATTCCATATTCTAAAGTTGTAGCTACAATAATACTTAGATTTTTGTTCATTCCTGATAATTATAATCTTTATTAATTATATATTATAATTTTGTATTTATATATATCTATATATATCATATATCTATATATCATATCATATATCATATATCTATATATCACATATTTCTATATATCTATATATATTTTACATCTGCTGGTATGTATCATTCATTATTTTGAATACACGCTCCTTATATTCATCTATTGTTTCGCCTTCAGCGTATTCAACCATATCGCAAACCTTTATATTAATATTGTAATCTTTTACCAAGAATAGCTTTAGGCACGAATGAAGCATTGATTCGCCATTGTCGTGGTTATAATGCAGCGATTCATCTTCGTATTTAACTACTATAGGTAATATAGGATATTTATGAATAAACGCGCCATTGCTTGTAAACTCTGTAATATTGCCAGGGATTAATGATGTATTCCCTGAGCCGGGTGCAATAAATAATATTTTATCTCCTGACTTACGGCTATCAACACGCTCCTTTATTTTCTTGCTTGTAAGACCCTTTTCAACAAAAATATTTCCAAGCAAATCATTAACCTTGTCTGTATATCCTATGACAGAATATATTATAACTTTGAGTATCAAATAGGATGAACGAGGAAATGTGCTTATTAATACAAATCCATCAACAAGCGTAGTGTGATTAAATGTGCATATAAACTTTTTATCACTATAAAGATATTCCATATATTTTACTAAATCATCTTTAGATATATTGATATTGAAGGAAAGCAGATACATAAATGTTTTGGCAAACCACAGAATTCCACAAATAATATTACTTTCATTTGTCAGCGGCTGTAAAACATGTATTGAAATAATCAACATAATCATAAATAATATAAATCTAAAGGGCATAGTAATATATGTTAAAAATGTTAATAATAAAGAAAACATTAAATTATTTAATATATCTTAATAATTTTAAGATATAAATATAATCGCACACAAATACTATGTTGTAATAGATATATGATGATATATAATATTGTAATATTGTAATGGACTGGGTATATTTAGCGATTCTGCATAGTATTATTGTAGCTTTTTTGATCTTATACAAAAAATACGACAATACGCCATATTTTATATTCCCTATAATTACAAATATAATTGTAGGCATATTCAGTATAATATTTTTTGTTTATTATTATACGAAGTATTTTTCTGTAGAATTTGCAAAACCAAAATATTATATCTATTCGCTCGTAGTGCTATTTATAACCTTACTCGGTTATTATATTATAAAGGTCTGTCCTAATCCGGCATACTTTAGAATATTTGTCTCCTTGCAAATCATTGTAATGCTATTATTTATTATATATTACAAAAAAGATTACAACATATCCACGCAAACTATTATAGGCTTGATTTGCGGGTGCATATCAATCACTCTAATATCATTAGATAAGAATAATCAAGAATAATCTATGATATCTATGATAATTAGCATATCTATGATATCTATTTAACATTGAAGCTTTCTCCGCAACCACAAAACCCCTTGGCATTTGGGTTAATAAATGTAAATTCACTCGTTAGCTCATTGTCTTTCCAATCCATCACTGAGCCAACTATTGCAAATACTGCGCGAGGATCTATATAGATGCTTTTTTTATCTGCAAGAATAATAACCTCGTCTTTTGATACTGCGCTTCGCCCATCATCGTCATCTTGGACATATTTCATAGTATAATTTAAGCCATTGCAGCCGCGCTTGTTAATACCTATGCGTATCCCGAGAGGACGCTGTGCTTCTGTTAAGGAAAGCAACTTTGCAATTCTTAAAGAGGCACTGGGCGATACTGTTAAAATAGCTTTTGTAGGTTTGCGTTTAAGGGAGTAGGCGGAAGAGGCTGTAGCAAAAAATCTTTTGTTATTACTAAATATCCAAGCTTTTTTTAACATTATATATTTAATAATATTTAATAATATTTAATAATATTTAATAATATTTAATTCTATTTAATTTAATATAATGGAGTGGATATATTTAGCTATCATACATAGTTTTTTGGTGGTCTCTCTAATAACATATATTAGATATGATACTACACCATATTTTATTTTGCCAATAATTGCAAATATTATTGTAGGTATACTAAGTATATTATATTTTACTTATTATTACAAGGAAGACTTTACAAAAGAGTTTGCAAATCCCATATATTATTTATATTCTTTAGTCTTCCTTGCAATAACAATGTTAAGCTTCTATATAATTAAGAAATGCCCTAACCCTGCATATTTTAGAATATTCGTAGCTCTTGAAATTATTCTATTATTGCTTATAACAATATATATAAATAATATATATGATATATCCACACAAACGATGTTAGGGATACTTTGCGGATGTGCTTCAATCTTATTGATATCATTAGATGAGAATAATAATAATAAAAAATGATTTTAAATTTAAAAACTAATAAACTAATAAACTAATAAACTAATACAAATGGAAAAAAATAATATTGCGGAGGATGAAATTGATTATACAAAAAAAACTGTTAATGAATTAAAATTACTATGTAAAGAACGCAATATAACAGGAATAAGCAAAAAGATTAAAGCTGACTTAATTGAATTGCTTAAAAACCCAATAAATACTGTGTGTATCGCAGAAAATGTTCAAGAACAAATTATACTACGCCAAGATGTAATACTCGGGGATACAATACAAATATTACCAACATTTGAAACAGAAACAGCGCAAATTATTATTGCAGACCCGCCTTATAATATAGGAAAGGATTTTGGTAATGATAGCGATAAGCAGCCAATGGATGAATATTTGCTATGGTGTGAAATATGGATAAAGGAGTGTTTGCGTATCCTTAAATCTAACGGCACAATGTTTATCTTCGGTTTTAGCGAGAACCTCGCTCTTATACTTTCAAAAATTCCATATAATATTAATCGCCGCTGGATTGTATGGCATTATACTAACAAAAATATGCCACATCTCAAATTTTGGCAGAGATCACATGAAAGTATTATTGTATTATGGAAGAATGATAAAGTATTTCACAGAGATGAAATACGCGAATCATATACTGAAGGTTTTCTTAATGGCGCTGCAGGTAAAGAGCGGAAAGCGACAAAAGGACGCTTCTCAAAAGGCGATAAGACTACAACATATACTGCACACGAAAAAGGAGCATTACCAAGAGATGTAATAAAAATACCTGCTCTTGCTGGAGGCGCGGGTATGAATGAGAGAGTAAATCATCCAACACAAAAACCATTAGCTTTATGCGATAAGCTTATTAAATCTTGCAAACAATCAGCAACAGATGGATATGTTCTTATTCCTTTTGCAGGTTCTGGAAGTGAATGTTTAGCAGCAAAAAACAATAACCTGCCATTTGTAGGTATTGAATTGAATGCTGAATATATAAAAATAATCAACGAGAGGTTAAATATAAAAATAACAGATAATATAACAGATAATATAACAGATAATATGTAATATGCATTCATATATTCATATCGTGGAGCTGGATGTAGTTATACTTCCTACCGCGATTTACAACGCAAGAGCCTACTATAAACCCCTTTAATTCTTCTGTTATAGCAACATTCATCCACAGTTGCGATGACATACTAAACGATATGGACATACTTGAGCCATTTTGCTGATCTGATTCCCAGCCTGTAATAGCATCTTTGTTTTTTCCCGTCTTCCCAATTTTAGGACGCCAATTATAGCACGCTGGATTGAGAGCCGGAAAATCGCTCGGGATAAGATACCAATCATATAGAATTTGATGCATCCTATCTTCCCTAACTATTATGGAATAGAAGGCAAAATTCTTGCGATTGTTGATTTCAGCTATTATAGCTGGCATATTTCCAGGTGCTTTTTCACTACATACTGTAGTAAGCCTGTAGGAGCTTATTTTGAATGAGCTGTTTCCCTTCTCATATTGTGTAGATTTATTAGAAAAGCTGCCAAGTGTGCAATGCAAATCCGCTCCAGGCTTATGAGACCCGTTGCTTTGCGTATTAACAGCACACCCCGATGCATTAAGAACGATAGCATTGATATCTTCCCACGGCGTTTCCTTTATAGGGTCGTCGTTGATTAGATGATATCCATTGACGCATTTGGCAAAGTTTGCTCCAAGACTGCTGATAATATCTTTGGTAATGTGTGAGATTGAGATAGCGGTCATCGGTATCGTTCCTTAAATATAATTGAAGCAAGATATTTAATCAATTTTAGTTAAATTTACAGTAAAACAGAACATATTTAATATAATATAATTTTAATATTAAATATGATTTTTATACATTAGGGTAGAATACTTGGGAATTTCAAAATTATAATACTCTTTTTTTGCGAATCTCTTGTCTTTTATCCATATTCTTACTATATAATAAAACTTCTTAGGGCTTATAGAAATACCATTGATATTGTAAATAATATTTTCATCATTATTATTAGCAAAATTCTCGCCAATAATATTAGCACATAAATTAAAGAATTTATTCTCAAGTTCGTCAGCCATTATTTTAAATGAGAAGCAACCGCCCTTAATATTTAATTCATCCTCATAGCGAGGCATTATATCAAGTCTCATAATGAAAAACATCCCTTTCTTAAATAATTCTTTGAAAGCCTTAAAATAATTTATATAATCATCAACGCTTGATATTACTCCAAGCATCTTGTAGCTCTTGTCATCCCAATTATTATCATATGGATCGTGAAAATACATATTCCACGAATCATTTAAAAATTCCTTAGATTCCTTGGTATCAGCGGTATTACTTAATTCATTATGCATTTATATGAAATATATATAATATTCTTTATATAAAAAGATATAATAATTATATATTTAATATGTCCATTCTTATAACGGGCGGATGCGGATTTATTGGCTCTAACTATATTAACTCTTTGCTAAAAACCAATTTATTTAATAATAGCAGCTTTGAGTATGTAATAAATATTGACAAATTAGATTATTGCTCATCTGTAAGTAATGTTGAAGGTGTGCATAGTAAATACATATTTATAAAAGGTAGCATTTGCGACAAAGAGTTATTGCGATCCCTTTTTATTAAATATAATATAGAATATGTTGTGCATTTTGCAGCACAAACACATGTAGACAATTCTTTTGACAATTCTATCAATTATACTATTGATAATATTTTAGGCACACATCAGCTTATTGAATGTTGCAGGTTATATGGGAATATTAAGAAATTTGTTCATATGTCAACGGATGAAGTATATGGCGAGCTAACCATTAATTGCGAAGATAGTATTGAAACCTCTTTATTGAATCCAACAAATCCCTATGCTGCTACCAAAGCAGGCGCAGAGTTTATTCTTAGGTCTTATTATTATTCCTATAATATGCCTGTTGTAATTATAAGATGCAATAATGTATATGGCGCAAGGCAATATCCCGAAAAAATAATACCGAAGTTTATTACGCTTCTTAAAGAAAACAAGAAGTTGACTATTCACGGCACTGGATTAACAAGGAGAAACTTTATATATATTGACGATGTTATTAGTGCAATTAATATAATTGTTGCGTCGGGAGTTAATAACAATGTCTATAATATTGGATCTACGGACGAATATAATGTTCTTGAAATTGCGACAATCCTATTAAAAACTATGAAGGGTAGCGACGAAAATATAGAGGATTGGGTGGAATATACAAAGGATAGAAACTTTAATGATTTTAGATATGCAATAGACGCGAGCAAGTTAAATAATATTGGATGGAATAAAAAAATAAATTTTAATGAAGGTATAAAGAGAACTATTGAATGGTATATGAATAATAAAAATTGATTTACTGATTTGATTATATGATAAATCAAAATGTTTCAAACAACCGCAGACGATATCCTTAAATATACTGAGGATGACTATAAAAATGAATATACTTATACTTATACTTACACTTATACATATACATATACATATAATAACAAAAAATTATTTGAATAATAGTAAAAAATGATATAACTAATAGTTTAGAAGATATTATAAATAGTATAATGCAAGGTATTATAAGTTTTTCAGACAGGGTTGCCTTTAATATTAAAAGTAATGATCACAAGGATATTATTTTAGACCAGCTAAAAACACTTTATAATATTAAAATCCTACAAAGACATCATCATAATCTGGATAATACCAATGTTAATTTTATATTATCTAATCACCTAATGAACTTGCGTTCTAATGGTAATAGATATTATCTCTATTTCACGCTCTATAATAATATAGAAACTATGTATTTTATAGATAAAAAGATCCATCCTGGATATCAGCGACCGCGAATTATTTTTGGGAGAGGATTGTTTGACAAAAAACTTTTTAAAAACACATTGCTTGATGGCGAAATGGTTAAATGCAAAGATGATAGTTGGACATTTTTAATAAACGATATTGTATGCTACGAAGGCACTTATTTACATAAAAAGATGCTCCCTGATAGATTAAAGATTATCTATAATCTCCTTGAATATCAATATACACCAGATGAAACTATTGATGTTTGTAAATACAAAGTTAAGAGCTACTTTCATATGTATAAAGAATCAATAGAAACTATTATGGAGTTGTCAAGTAATCTAAATTATACTTGCAGAGGCATATATATATATCCTTATGATATTAAATATAAACCTAAGTTATATAACTTTGATGAAAGCTCGGTTATTAATGTAGTTAGAAAAACGAAGGATATTACTGAGTTTAAAAGTATGGAAACTGAGAAGGCGTGCACAAAGGATACGATAAATGAGATAGTGGCTACGGCTGCTACGGCTGCTACGGCTGCTACGGCTGCTACGGCTGCTACGGCTGCTACGGCTGCACCAAGTATTAATGTATTGAATAATGAAGAAAGAATACTTTATATTGTTAAAACAAATGAGCCTGATATTTATAATGTATATGATAACGAAGATGTTCTCAATAAACCGAGCATAGGCATTGCATTAGTTCAAACACTGAGCGATAGCAAATTGCTACGGAATGAATTTCGCGATAAAAATGCAATAACCAATATCAAGTTTGTGTGCGTATTTGTTGAGAAGTTTAAGAAATGGCGAGCATTGCGTTCGGTGTAATTGTATATTAAATATAGTTTATAAATATCTGTAATTTATTTTTATAATATATCTATTATAATATAAATATGGAGAATACTTTAAGAAATTATTTGCATAGCACAAAAGATGATTGGAATTATATAACACCTATTGATTTTTACAATAAATATTATCTAAAACATAAAAATAAAGAAAAGGATAAGGATTATTATTTAATAGATTTGCGAAGCAGCGCAGAATATAAAAAAGGGCATATTAAAGGATCTAAAAATATATATTGGTTAAATATATTAGACGAAAAGAACTTGAAAAAATTACCTAAGAACAAACCAGTTTTTTTAATTTGCTATGTAGGACATACAAGTAGCCAAATTTTAACTTTGCTAAAACTACTGGGATATAATATAATATCCATAAAATACGGTTATGGAATATCGCCAATTAAAAATATTCCTATTGCAGGCTGGTTAGATTATGGATTGCCTATTATAAGAAGTAAAGTAATGCAAATAACTTAAATAATATTTAATTCTTTTTTGATATCATCTTCTGTCAGCTTTGTTTTTCCTTCGTATTTATAAGCTAATTTTTCTTCTAATAATATAGCTGAGAAGCTTTTTGTTGTTTCCGTTTCCTTATCTTTGTAAATATTTGCTAAAACCCTACCATATTTATCCTTGTCGTCGCATTCAACCCATACTAAATAGACATCAGCCTCTAATATTTTTTTAATGTCATTTTTAGTATTTACTTTGCTATTTGTTACTAATTCAAATAGTCTATCTCTCGCTTTTATTGCAGTATCTTGTAATACTTTGTCTTTGCTTCTAATCTCGCAAGTATCAATACCATTTAACCTTACTGAAAATTTATAGTAAGAACCAAATGTAGGTAATATAACTTTGATTGTATCGCCATCATAAATATCAACTAATCTGCCATAACTTTTTAATCCTGATATAGATAGCTCAGGCGTTGAACCTCCAAATTGTCTAAAGTCTTCTTTGCTCATTTTTATATATCTAAATAATGAATTATTGTTAAATCAATTTTTATATACAAAAAAACATAAAACATAAAACATAAAAATATACACATCAAACATACATATATAACTTTAACTAAATCTACTGCTTAATATGCAGTGGAATGACTCGCGTATGTTTTCATAGGGAGAGGAACACCCCTGAAATCATAATCAGGTAAGTTATCCACACACCACTTGTATAGCTTGGGGTAAATACCGTTCTTGCTCTTGACAGATATATACTTTCCCATATTCAGCGGGTTTCTAACGCGACCCTTGTCGTCTGCTCCACAGATTTTAAGCTCATCTAACCACGCAATATATGCGATATTGCTGATATTTATATCAAGGATAAGACTGATTACCCTGCTCCTTTTAGTGGACTCGGGAATTGGAATTCCCCTGAAATCATAGCCGACTAAGTTATCAATGCACCAATTATATAGCTTGGAGTAAATACCTTGCTTGCTCCGGGTATTTATAAGCCTTCCAATACACAGAGGATTTCTAACGCGACCCTTGTCGTCAGTGCCACACCTTTTAATCTGATCTAACCACGCTGTATATATGATGTTCCTGATCCTGATTTCATTGTTCATATCATAAGCGGTATTACGCATCATCATTGAGACTTGCTTTGCTGTTTGCTTGCAGAGTTTGCTTTGCTGTTTGCGGTTGGCACTTGAACTAACTAAGATTAAAAACTGTCAATTTTTACAAATAAAAAGAAATAACCGGACATATTCATCCTACTTCATAATAGCGCTTAACGACGCCCCTGATTTATAGTTAGATAGTTCAAAATCTTCATAAACGAGGCTTTCTATCCATTTCATTTTTACATCTATTGAAGACTTAATATCAGGTGCATCTTTTTTTATAATAACTTTTGGAAAATCATATAATTCGCTATCAATCTGCTTATTTACTTGCGGTGTATGTTCTTCGTATATATGGGCATCGCAAATAGATAAACAAACTTCGTGAGCGGGTATGTGCAGGGTATGTGCTAATATTTGAGTTAGTAGCGCGGTGCTCGCGATATTAAAAGGTAATCCCAAAAATAAATCTGAACTTCTCAAAGTCATATGACACGACAATCCTTTAGAACTCTTATTAAATATATATAAAATATGGCAAGGCGGTAGCGCCATCTTCTTAAGATCTACTGGATTCCACGCAGATAATACAGCGCGCCTGCTATTGTTTTCTTTTGATAACTCTTCTATTATATATTTAATTTGATCAACACCTTTATATGTATCGGTATAGGTGTCTGTATTGGTATCAGTAGAGGAACTTGTATCACTGTCTGTAATATCATTATAAATATATTCGTCTGTATCGTCTGTATCACTATCATTATATACTATGTATTCTTTACCAAACTTTCTCCACTGCCAACCATAGACTGGGCCTAATTCACCCTCGGGGTAATCTAATCCAATGCTATCTAAGTATTCGCGCGAAGAATTCCCATCCCATATATGAATATTTTTTGATTTTAGTTCATTTGCATTTGTTGAACCTCTTAAAAACCATAGAAGCTCTTCAACAATACCACGAAAGAACATCTTCTTGGAAGTAATTAAAGGAAACGCAGTGGAAATATCTTTAAAATGTATCATACATCCAAATATTGAAATAACATTTCCATTGCGTGTTAGCTTATTCTCGCCATTTGCCAGAGTATCCTTTAATAAGCTTAAATATCCATTCTCACCATTATAATACATCACTTTAATATTATACTATTATATATTTATATCATTTTTGCAAACAGATACAATCCTTGAAAACATTTTCACTACAATATTTAGAACATAACAGAAGGTTTTTATTATTGAGAAGTTTACGGTAGCTACCGTAGCTACTGTTCATACATACACAGTCATCTCCGCATATTGAACAAAAATTTGCGTGTGTTTTTCTTGTGGGCACTCCAGCAGCTGCAACGACCACCTTCTTGCTTAGCAAGAATTCTTTATATATCATTAAATGACGAAGATCCATAATAACCTTATTTCTAATATTATTCATTTTCTATATTATTATATATAAATAATATTTATATAAAAATAATAAAATTTGATAGGCTTATTATATCTACAATAATACCTACACCTTCGCAATGTATTATAAAATCATCCTGAATAACAATGCAAACAATATTGCTAAATGTATATATGGAAAGATTAAGCAAATTAAGAGTGAAAATAGAAAGTGGCTTATTAACAGCACAAACGGGTATATTTTCAATCACTTGGAGCTGCCTTTGTATAGCAAGGAAGATTTAGAGGAGGTTATATATGAATATGGTATTCAAAAATCTATTGAGAAATTTATATTAAATAAAAAAATTTATGAAAATATTATGAATCTTGTTGACAACGATGAAACTAAGATATATATAGGAATTACTTATTATATAATTAGCGAATATTTTGAGTTTATGTCATTTGAAGAATAAAGCCCGGGAAGTTCTCCTTATTGTTTCCACTTTTTACCACAAATTAAGCAATTCATAAACAAAGTAGATGCCTCATCACCTGAGCGGGTCTGTAATTCATAATAGCTAACCTTCTTGCTTTTGCAACGGGAACATTTAATCATATCAGACATAGCAACCAACTTAATCTCATAGGCTGCCTTTAGACGCAGCTGATTACGCTCATCAATATCCTTCCATCTTTCTGGGAATATATCTTTGCATTGCATATACGGGAGCATATGCGGGTGAAACTCTTTTTTATTAATCATCCTGTCATATAGCTTTTCATTTCCAATATAACTATCCTTTTTAATATTAGAATAAATACTTCTTGCGATAT